GGATGCTGCTCCTTCGGCAACACTCCAATCAGTCTTCATGTTCCAAAGAGTAGGAACCAAAGTCAGAGTACCAAAGTCACCTTCAAACACATCAACAGTCGAGATGATCGAGCGATCTTCTGCATCCTGGTTAAATGTGCGAATGCGAGTTGCAGCCTTGTTGTCTGTTCCTTCAGTTGCCAATTGCGTGAAATTACGAAACTGCTTTTTGAGGTTAACACCGCAAAGCAATGTTAACTCTTTGCTGATACCTGTTTGCTCATAAATCGACTGCAAAACATCTTGAACATCAGCTTCCGTCAGAGAGGCAACAGCACCAGTTTTAATTGATGTGCCTGGAGTCTGGAAATTAGTAGGAATGTTTGAGTTGTCATCATCAATGTATGAACCCAAAGAGCGAGTCTGAAGAGCGCCACTAGAGGAAGCACGAACATCAGCGTTGTAATACTTCGTAGGAGTCGATTCAGTGTCCATTACATCATCAGCACACATGCGGACTTCCATATCCCGCTTGATAGCTTCCAACTGTTTGCGGATGGAAACCGCACGAAGGTCAGCAGCACCAGCAAGGTTGCTTGCGCTTTCAGCCAGTTTACCAATCAAAGATGCTCTGCGGAACCACTGAACATTGTTTTGGATGACACTATAGTCTGGCAATGCGTTGTCGAAATCGGTGCCTGCATTTAGCTCAGATACGTCAAATTCATCCTTCGTTGCGTTGTGCTTAGGAGAAAGTTGGTTATCTACCGGATATTCATAGGTAGTATTAACCACACCTTCCGATTTAGGAATCATTGCCACCAGCGGTGTGTTCTTCGCATCCACGGAGAACAAACTGCTGGCCAAATCGCGTTGTGAACCCCCAGTGCCAGAGGCAAAGGGACCGAATTTATCAGAATCTTCAAATAAACCTGCCATAATATTTTTCTAAATTAAGGACGAGTCAAACCTGCGAGTAAGAGACTATCTAAATCTCTCACACTTCCCGTTTTTTGAACTCGCTTTGCTGCTGCTGATATATCTAAATCTTCAGAAGACTTTGCTGCTGGAGATGCGTTATTACGTACAGGTGCTTTTGGCGCTTTTCTCGGGCGTGACTTTTGGACAAGTTCACTCGCCTTCGTTTCTGCCATCAAGCCTGTTACATACCTGGCAATCTCCAACGATCCAGACGGCACATTTGCCAAAGCTGGACTCGCCTTCATGACCGATTTGTAATACTCCATCTGCTCACTATCAGGATCATTCATCCAGGGATACTTTTGTTTTGCTACCTGGTCAAATTGCACCTTGTGCTGCAGTTCAGTTCTGCGTTTAGGGATTTCAAAGGAAAGGTTATCTCGACTGTCATCTATGATTTCATCGAGGAATGATCTCACCAGTGATTCATCACTGTCTGGATCCATTTCTTTCCCCGCAGTTTTAATATTATCAAGGACATCATCAATTTGCCCTTGCGCCATTAACCTTTTCTGTTCCCTTGCAAACTTGATCTTTTGTTTCTCCAGATTTTCCATCTCGATCAGATCTTTCTCTGACCGGGCGGTGATCTGTGAAGGTTCGGCAACAGGGGCAGACTTCATCTGATCCTTCATCGCCTCGATCTCTTGCAGGGCTTCGTCCCTCTCCGCTTCTGCTGACCGGAGTTGCTTCGTGAATCGATTGATTCTCTTTTGATACCATTCTGGTTCTGAAGCATCCGATCCATCGGACTCATTTATATCATCAGCCTCGTTGCGATCTTCCACCGATTCATCTGCAGACTCGTCAATTAATGCGTCTGCATCGGCTTCAGTAACCTCACTTTGAGGCTTTTCATCGGGCTTAATTATTGATCCAATTAAATCTGTTAATTGGCCTTCCGGATTTTGTGCGGTCTCCGTAACCGATTCGGTTTCACTCATGCTTATTGTCTGCCTAGCAAGTTGGCTCATCGCTTGATGCGAAGTGGTATAACTTTGCGGGATAAATTCAACGTATCCAAACAGAGTTGATTGGATTTCCGTGCTATTAATGCAATTAAGTTAATTTGTGGTTGGTAACGCTTAATGTTTACTGGCGATAGTGATTAATTCGATCAGCAAAGCTGTATATCGCCGCTGCCCATCCGCAATCATAGGATCTTTCAGAATCGCTCTTTCCTGCGGTGATTGCTGTAGCCAACCCTGCCTGAACTGCGTTTTCCATAATCTGAGTTATAGCTTTGTCTGCGGGGCTCCCTTTGATCATCGCAAACGCTTCCTTAATCTGGTCTTCATCCATATCAATAACCTCTACGAACTTTCTTTCCGCTTTTCCTTGCAGCCTTCTTTGCTGCCTTTTTGCCTGCTTTGGTATATGGGTATTTTTTTGTTCCTACTTTTGGCATTATTGTCCTCCTGGCATTGGTTTAACTCCTGTTTTTCCGATCATAGCGTTTTGATCCTGTTGCACCAAAAACTGTAAATTTTGCATGTAACCTTGCATCAACTGTACGAATCTCTCATCAGCATTGCTCTGTAGAGCCTCCTGGTATTTAGGGTTGCCCTGGATGATCTGTTGGGCGAATTGCAACTTAGTGTTTGCTGCAGGATCGTTCTGCTTCGGCGGGACCTCGTTGCCTTGTGCCATCGCGATTATATCGCCCATCACTTCCTGATAGATTTTCTGACTAACTCCAATTTTTGGAAGCACTATTACGTCTGCTAAACTCGGTGAAATAGCTTTCGCGATCTCTGTTACTAGTGACCCTCTGTCAATGACTCCTGCAGTGTCATTAGGTAGTGCTAAAGAGGTCAACGCCTGCATTTTCTCCATCAGGTAGTCGCTATCAAGTTCCCTGGAATCAAAGACGATTCTAAAGTCAAACGATCCCTGAATTTCTTTCGCCGACCTAGGCATGTTTAAGCTTTTGCCAGCAATTCGGGCCATATCTTCATCGTTCAAAAATACCTGCATCAACTGAAACATTTTAGTAAATGCTTTTGACCAGGTGGCCATATAGTTATCGACGGTAGATTGTCTTCGTATTGCGACTACAGTTGGATCGACTCCTGGCCCCATTCGCCCTAGATACTCGTTACATTGTCGTTCGATATAACTTATGATCTCAAGAGATTCCGAAATGTTTGATCGAGGTGGATCCAAAGTTCGGATTTCTCCCGCTCGCATTTCTGCAATTGTCGATCCAGGCTTAAACTCGTAGTTGCCGCCTGTTCTGGCTGCATGAACGATAGGCGGGTTTACATAGAGAGATGCACGATCTGCCAGCATGTCTCGCTGGGTTTTTATTTCGTCCTGCCAGGTTGCTGCAATTTCACTGAGACCCCTCGTTTCTACAAGCTTTTGCACAGAGTTTTCACGCCGATATGCAATAAAGGGATATTTGCCCGACAGGTAATCCAGTGTCTCTTTTTTACCCGCAAGGTCAGTGATCTGCGGATGAAAGACAGTGCATTCGATTTCAGGCATATCATCCTCATCCAACTTGCGTTCATAGCAATAAATAACCTCATGCATGCCATCCTGAAAACCCGGCTCAAGGATGTAGTTGGAAAATGAGTTTTGGTAAAGGTGGCCGGAAGAATCCTTAGTGTTTATCACCTTCTCAATCCAGGCTTTGTCAAAATCGTATGAATTCAATTCAACCTCGCTCATGTAATACCTGCGAAATATATATCTGGCGTGATCAAGGTGTATTGTTTCTGGTGGCAGAAAAACATCAGTGTAAAGGCGGCATGCAGATATGTCGGGTTGATTGACAGTGGTCTCAATGATCGGAATCATTACCATCTCACCCTTGCGCAACTTCTTGATACCTTTCCTGGCATCTCTTGTAGTTACATTAAGGATCTGCTTGATCGCTTCAATAGCCTCGTTTTCCGAAAGCTCATCAGCAATTAACTCAGGCAAGCGTGACGCAATTGATTCGGGATCTGCAGCCAGCGCCATTTGCTGAAGCATTGGGAGGCTAATAGGGATTCTCTTTTTTGTGTCCTCAGTCTTCCAACCGACTTGCAAAAATGAGATGCCATCTTGTTGACCGTAATCTGCAAGCAGAGATGCGGCTTCATGCAGTTCTTGCTGCAACAAGTTTTCCCTATAATACCGCAAAAGGGTCGTAAGCACCTGTGCCGATTCCGCATCGTTTGCTTCGGTTGCACCTGCTCGCAAAGTTCCTCGGCGAAAAGCGGTGACCAGAAGGTCTTTCATTTCCGCGACAAGGTTGTCTACCAGGCGAACCCTGGTATCACTGCACCCGTCCCAGGGGAAGACTTTCTCCTTGTCAAAATACTTTTGCTCTTTGCGTCCAGAGTGTGACTGACCCCGCCATCTGGCGAGTCTGACATTATCAGTCCTCGTCTGGTAATGATGTATCGTGCTGGATCCCCCCGCTCGTTGGAATTCCTCCGATAGTGTGACCAGTTGTTTGTTGGGTTTGCTCATAAATTTTATTCATATGATCTACCACTTGCTGATAAATCAGTTTTCGCTTTCGTTTTACCGGGATTACTGGGGTAAATACGCCGCTTTGTATTAAATACAGTATTTCATACGTGCTTAAACCCGTAAGACTCCTGCATTCCTTGAATCCAATTAATTTAGGGAATTTCATAGTGTTTGTGTTCAATAACTGCCTCCCCCGCTTGTGCCTAGCATGCCTTTTGGCGTGAAGAGATTCTCCTCTTGCACCAGGTAACGTATGCAGTCGATTACATCTTTCGTTGCTCCCTTTTCCCCTCCCGCCCCTGTCCATTCCTTGAGCGCAAATATCGTGTTTTTGCATTTTTTGCTTACAAATAATCTAGGTTTGTTTTCATCGTCGATTTGTGAGTGATTGTCGTAGTATAAAAGGTCATTGATTAAAGATACGCCTGCCTGGATTTGTGCTCCAGAGGCTGGATCAAACCACATACTGGCTTCGCCTGTTTTTAATTCGTCAAGTATTTCTCGACCATCAAGTGATTTAGCTTTGCATGCTCTGGGATCAATTAATCGCAAAAAGATTTCTTCTCCATCCTCTTTTTCTATGATCAGTTTCTTATACCAGTTAATGCTGTTCCCCCCGCCGCCTGCTCTTTGTGCCGGGCCAGGAGATCCATCCGGTTTTTCTGCAGGAATAGCCCACTCACCCATCGATGCATCGGGCCACTCTCTGACAATGTAAAGCACATCATCAACAACCTTAGCCCAGATCATGAACCAGTTCCTAGATCCTGCAGGGTCAACAACCATAAAATTTTTACCTCCACTAGGAATCTTTTGTGGTTCGATTATGTGACCATCCCCGAATCGAGGAAACGCATTTCCAATTGCGCTTTCTGTCCAACCGTATGCACGTATTTTTATTTCGTTGGTATGTTGCCCCTGCAAGCGTTGCTTCAGTTGCTCATACGGATTATATGGGTTCCATTTTGTGTGAAACCATATGCATGCGGATTGCTCGTTCCTACACCGCATGCGGTATGGCATCTTGCCTGCTGGGCCTGCTGGAATATTAACCCCAGGCAGTAGTTCCGAATCTGCCCACTCTGTGACCTCGCCACCACTCACAAACTCTTTCACAACCGGAGTCATCCCCTCCACAGGTGTAAATGATACGAGAAATTTTCCACTACGTGTTATTAAGCGAAATTTAAGAGTGTCTAGCAGGTTTTTGGGGATCAACTCATCTGCCCAACATAGATCGATTTCTAGACCCTCAAAGGCCCGAGCATCCTGCGAGTAATGCATGAACCAGCACTGTGAACCATTAGGCAGAATAAACGTATTGTCCGAAAAACCGTTCTTTTGTGAGTAAGATATATTTTCAACCTCTTTCCGAATCTTTCGTCCCTTAAGGTTAATCGGAAGATATTTATAGATGACAGGCTGTTGAGTCTGCAGGCTTGATTGATGTGTAGTGTGCATACAGACAATCCGGCTTTTAGGGTTATTAAGCAGATGCTTTACTACGTGCTTTGCGCAATATTCAGTCTTGCCGCTTCGGTTCC